CCCATATCACGGCTTGGATTTCGGATTTGCCAACGACCCGAGCGCAGCCGTCAAATGCTGGATACACGACAACCGGTTGTGGATTGAGCGAGAGGCCGGACGAGTCGGGCTGGAACTGGATGACACCGCAGGCTATCTGGAGCAGCGCATCCCCGGCATCTGTTCGCACGTTGTCCGTGCTGACTCTGCCCGCCCTGAATCCATCAGCTACCTGAAGCGCCCAGACCCGAACAAGCAGCGCCCGCACATGCCTCGCATCGAGCCGGTCAAGAAGTGGGCCGGGAGTGTCGAGGATGGCATTTCCTTCATCAAATCGTTCCGCGAGGTTGTCATCCACACCCGATGCACGGAAATGCAGAAGGAAGCGCGGCTGTACAGTTTCAAGACAGACAAACGGACGGGTGATATACTGCCCGACATTGAAGACGCCAATAACCATTATTGGGATGCCGTGCGCTATAGCCTCGGCGGCATGATTAAGAGTGGCGATACCCCCGGAATGCCAAAAATGCGGATGAATTTCTGATGACCGACAACGTATCGTTTGAGCGCGCCGACTATCGCGAGGCTCTGCCGCGGTGGGAAATGGCGCGGGATTTCATCGACGGCCAGGCCGCAGTCAAAGCAAAGGGCGTTCTGTACCTGCCTGACCCCAACATGCTCGGCGACGACAGCAACGGCGCAATCTATGCCCGATACCTGCAACGCGCCTGCCTTTTTCCGGTTGTTGGCCAGACCTGCAAATCCATGCTCGGTGCAGCGTTCGGCAAATGGCCAGAACTGTCCGCGCCCGCCAACCTGCAATACGTGGACACCGACATTGACGGCAGCGGCATTAGCATTTATCAGCAGTCGCAATCCGTCACCGCCGATGTGTTGCGGGCTGGCCGGGCGGCATTGTTTGTCGATTTCCCGGAATCCTCCGGCGCTCTGTCCGTTGCCGACATGCAAACCGGCGCTATCCGCCCGAACGTCATCGCCTATCCGCCCGAGGCTGTCATCAACTGGCGGACGGAAAAAGTCGGGGCGATTAACCGGCTGTCGCTCGTCGTCATTCGCGAGACGGCGATACATGCGGGCGATTTCTCGCTAACTGAGGTCGATCAATGGCGCGAACTACGGCTGATGGATGGCGTCTATGTCGTCCGGCTGTGGCAGCGCGACACCAACCGGCCTGATGAGTTGATTCTCGTCGGTGAGTCAATGCCGACCATGGCCAACGGCCTGCCGTGGTCAGAAATCCCATTCTGTTTCATTGGCAGCGAGAACAACGACCCGAGCATTGACAACGCCCCTTTGATGGACATTGCCAGCCTCAACGCCAAACATTACCAACTCGCCGCCGACTGGTACAACGCCCTGTTTTACGCTGGCCAGCCTCAGCCGACCATCACCGGCCTGTCCGAATCCTGGCGTGACTGGCTGGCCGAAAACAACGTCGCCATGGGTAGCCGTGCCATGCTGCCGCTGCCAGTGGGCGGCGACTTTAAATACGCCATCGCCCCGGCTGACCAAGCTATCCCTGCCGAACTGACCGCACTCGAAAACCGCATGATTGCCCTGGGCGCTCGACTGATGCAGCCCGGCGGAGTCGCAAAGACCGCTGAACAAGCCCGCGCTGAAGTCGCCGCAAATCATTCCGTCCTGTCGCTGGTCTGCGAAAACGTCAGCGAGGCATATGAGCAGGCGCTGAAATACGCGCAGATGTACATGGGCGGCGCTGGCGAGGTGGAATACAGCATCGAGATGGACAAAGAGCAGCTGTCCGTGGATGCCCAGCTGCTGACCGCGCTACTGTCAGCAAACCAACTCGGCAAGCTGCCAGACTCCGAACTCTACCGCCTGATGCGGAAACTCCAGCTCGTCAGCGCTGACAAGACCGACGAGGAATTGCGCGAGGAATCCGGCGACACTGTACCGCGCATGAGCGGCATAAATGGCTGAACCGGCAGGCAAGACCGCGCCCGAACAAATAACGCTGGCCACGCGTCAGCAGATCATGCTCGACCGTCTGAAGTCCGCTGAGGTCGCCAAGTTCAAGCCGTTTTTGCAACAGGCTGAACGTGATTTGCAGATGCGGCTGATTGCGGCGGATATTGAGACCTACGACGCCAAGCGCATCCAGATCCTGTTAGACGCCATCGAGCGCGACCTGCGGGCGATATTTGGCGGCTACACCACGCAACTGACGGGCGATCTGATAGACGCGGCGGTGTATCAGGCCCAACTTGAGGCGCGCAACCTTGAAACCATCTCAAAAGTCCCGTTTGAGTCCGTCATTCCTTCACCCGAACAGGTTCGGACAGCCGTGATGACTGCCCCGCTTGCCGTTCAGGGGTACCGCCAGGGCGCATTGCTTGAGCCGTGGCTTCAGGGCTGGACGGATGATAGTATTGAATACGTGAATGGCGTCATTCAGCAGGGCTATTATCAAGGCAAGAACACGGCTGAGATTGTCCGCAGTCTGCGCGGCACCTCAAAAATGCGCGGACAGGATGGCACGTTGGCACAGATTGACCGGGCGAATACCGTGCTTGTCCGGACGGCTGTGCAGCACTCGGCGCAGGTTGCCCGCGAGACGTTTTTTCGCGCAAACGATGACATCGTGCTTGGGCTGGAATGGGTGTCAACCCTGGATTCCAGAACAACAATTCAGTGCAAAAGTTTAGATGGCAAACGATTCCCGCTGGACTCCGGCCCGCGTCCACCCCTACACCCGCAATGTCGATCGACGACGATTGCCGTGCTGGATCCGGCCTTTGACATGCTGGACGAAGGCGCTACCCGTGCATCGAAAGGCGCTGACGGCGGTGAACAAGTATCCGCCAGCCAGAACTACTATGAGTGGCTCAAGACACAGCCTGACGGGTTTCAGGACATCGCGCTAGGCCCGACCCGCGCCGAGCTATTCCGTAAGGGCGGACTGTCAGCCGAGCGATTCGCGGAATTGAACCTGGGCAAGAATTTTGAGCCGCTCACACTTGAGCAAATGAAAGAACTTGAGCCTGTCGCGTTCGCACGTGCAGGACTTTAACGCGGCTGGGCCGCACACGCTCCGGGAGCAAAACCATGCTGAAATACGAAGTTGATACCGTCGAAGGTCTGGACGCCGCCATTGCTGGCATGTACGACAAGACCGAATCCGGAAAGTTCCGGCTGAAGGTCGAGGGCATTGAAGACACGACCGGCCTGAAAAAGAAGGTTGATGAGCTGCTGGCCGAGAAGAAGTCAGCCGCGCAGAAGGCGAAAGAGGCAGAGGAATTGGCCCGCAAGGCATCCGAGGAATCCGCCCGCAAGTCCGGCGACGTCGACGCGCTCGACAAATCATGGCAGCAGAAACACGCCGAAGCATTGGCCGCGAAAGACACCGAACTCGGAAACATGCGCGGCACCCTGAACAAACTGCTGGTGGATAACGTCGCTGTGAGCATGGCTAACGAGCTGTCAATCCCCGGATCATCTGCCCTGCTGATGCCCCACATCCGCGCCCGGCTCTCTGTTGACATTCGCGACGGACAGCCGCAAACTGTAGTAATCGGACAGGACGGAAAGCCTTCGGCGCTCACCCTGGACGAACTCAAAGCGGAATTCGCATCAAATCAGGCGTTCGCGCCAGTGATTGCAAGTTCTCGCGCTTCCGGTGGTGGGGCTTCCGGTGGCAGTGGTAAAGGCGGCGGGGCCGCGATAACCGTAACACGCGCCCAATTCGGCCAGATGAGTGCAGACCAAAAGATGGCGCACATCAAGTCTGGCGGTAAAGTCTCCTGAACCTGAGGTAAATTGCCATGACCACGAACACCCTGACCAATCTCATCCCGGCCCTGTACGCCTCGCTCGATGTTGTTTCCCGCGAACTCGTCGGCCTGATCCCTGCCGTAACTCTTGATGCCCGCGCCTCTGCTGCCGCTGTCGGCCAGTCCGTCTATGTTGACGTGGCACCGTCTGCCAATGACGCCATCGACAATACTCCCGCCATGTCGGTGCCGAGCGAGTACGACCAGACCATCGGCGCGACCGCGATCACCATCACCAAGAGCAAGTCTCGCCCGTTCTCCTGGAACGGCGAGGAAGAGCGCGGCCTGAACTCCGGACCCGGCGCTTCCAATGTGCAGAACAACCAGATCACTCAGGCCATGCGCGCACTGGTCAACGAGGTTGAAGCTGACCTCGCCGCACTGTACGCCACCACCTCCCGCGCTGCTGGCACTGCTGCGACTACACCGTTTGCCACCACCCTTGAGGGCGCGATGAATGCCCGCAAGATCCTGTTGGACAACGGCGCGAATCCGCAGAGCCTGAATCTGATTGTGGACACGACCGCCGGTGCCAAGTTGCACACTCTGTATGGCGTGCAGGTAGGTCGCGGCGACGTCCCGATTAACGAACAGGGCATCCTTGTTCGTCCGTCCGGCATGGCCATCCGCGAGTCCGCGCAGATTGTCACCCCGACCGCTGGCGC